CACCTTTCATGAAAGTGTAAGCCTCTACAAGAGAACCATAAAGCAAGGCAAACGGTGCATTTGTACTAACCCAAGTTGTACCACTATCGGCACCTGCGGTCAAACTAGCAGGTCTATGATAATAGTGTAATTCTATAGTATAGTTACTGTCTGGTGTTGGTGCTATTATAAAGTTGTCTTCATCAAATCGTGCATAATATTTAGGTAAACCTGTTGTTGATGCATTAGGTGTGTATTCTCTTAAAAAGTTTACATCTTTCTGAAGTAAAAAACTTTCAGATCCAGAAGTTGTTATCTGCAACGAGAACGATGCTAAATAGTCAGTTGGTATAGTTAAATATTGATCTGAAGATGTTAATGCACTTGTTACATTTTTTCTAAAATAATCTAAGTCAACACTCTTTAATATTTTTTCTTCTGCTGCTTTAATAAAATCTGGAAGATGTGTAACAAAAGTAGTTTCACTATTGTCAGTGTAATCTTGTATTGCTGTTTTTAATTGTGCTAATGTAAAACTCATTTATGTCCCCAATGTAACTGGGCCAGCAGTAACTCTACCACCACCACCTTTTACTCCACTTGTTGCCGTACCACTACTAGCAGAAAAACTATATCTATCGTCATCAACCTTAGTTATTGTATAGCCACTAGCATTCTCAAGAACTGTTTTCGTAAAGCCATCAAAGCTAGATACATTTCTAAATCTAACAGTATCACTTGTTGATCTACCATGAGATGGTTCTAATACTGTTATCACTGCACTACTAGCCGTACTAGTAAATGGATTTAAACCAAGAAGATTCTCTACGGTCACTTCTGTGCGACTTGTAACTCGTGGTTGATACAAGGCTGTCGGATCTGGACCAGGGTGATTAGGTTCTAACTGTGGGTGTTTAGCCTCGTACTCATCAGGACCAACCTTCAAACCATTCCATTCAGTTTTCATCTCTCGCAAACGATAACGAAATCCAGAACGATCTGAAAACCCCCATGCTTTTTTTCCTGTTGCGTATCTAGCCATATCAGTAACTATAGTATGTCATGCTAGGTGTTAATTTTAAAGGAGTGCTGTTGGCATCCTCGGCTGCTGCTCGTTGAAATTCTTCTTCGTAAACGGCTTTTAATAGCTGAACTCTCTCTGGTGCTTTCTTCATAGCTAAATAATAAGCTAGACCTGCTACCATACAAGGAAGAAATCTAAAAGGAGTGTCAGCATTATTAACCAAAGCGTCTGCATCTTGAATACGACTTACATAATAATAAACTAAAGTATAAGAAGCATCTGGAGTAGACCATAAGGTTATTGTTGGAGTAACTTGTCTATCAAAAAAATATTGACTAGGTTGTCCACTGCTTGTTTTGTTAGGAATGGTTAGATACTCACTTCTACTCATTTGACTTAAAGTAAAATCTGTACCACTACTGTTTCTTAAAACAACTTCCAAGAGATCGACATAAGTAGCATCGAAAGAATAAGTTGCCGTACCCGAAGTAATAGCTTTAGTAGCTTGTGTAACTGTCCACATATTCAATCCTCTGTTTGCCCAATCAGCAAACATAAGATTCAATGAACGTCTAGCAGTTCTAGCATCATAACCAGTACGCATTTCCAAGCCACAACGCTCATAAGCCTCTTCTATTATTTCACCGACATCTAAGTCGAAATCTCTTGAATTTGATGTTGCCATTTATTTTTTCTTTCTCCTAAGAGACTTTACTCTTCTAGGCTTACCTGCTGGTTGACCTAATTTATTCTTCTGATTTATTCTACTACGTTTTTCAGCAGAAGTCATCTCCGAAGACGTTTTTGGAGTTTTTGAAGATACCCTTTTAGTTGGACGACAATAAGGTGTACCTCTTTTCTCACCTTTCTGACGACCACAAGCCTTACCTGTTTTTACATCTTTCCAATCTTCTTTAAACCATCTTTTTAAAGCTAATCCTGCTTTGGTTTTTCTTACTGCCATTATGAATACTTTGTGACTTTACGTCTTTCATTCAAGACTTGACCACAACCTCTTGCGACATTTTTCTTATTTGATTTTCTTTTTGTAAAAGCTTTACCTTGTTTAGCAGTGATCACACCACCTTCTGCTTTTTTCTTGGATTTGTTTCCATAATTAGCAGCACCAACTTTACGGCACTTTGCGATGGCTCCTCCAGCATAGGCACTTGGAAAAACCTTAAATCTTGCTTTTACTTTGCGATAACATGCGTCTTTTGGCACTTCTTATCTCCTCTAATCCACTGACCCTATAACATGTACAAGTCCATCTTTTCTTTTTACACTTCAGACAGTACTTAACAGGGCTTCCTCTGAATATTTTTTGTTTTTCGTTTTCTTTTTGGTCTTTTTTTATTTCCATTTGAGACTGAGTTTTTTATTTGTTTGCTCATCGAGCCCCTCGACATAACCATCTTTCTTTCTCCTAATAAAATCTTCCCACAAAGGTGTTATCATTTTATGGTTTTCAGATACTTTTTCTGCCATGATAGCTGTTCTTTTATCAACCTCAATTAAAGTTGATACAGACCATCCTATAGCACCTGCAAATAAAACTATCATTACACCAGTTGAAATCTCTTTAGTGTTCATTAGCACTTCCACCTTCTTCTAGCTTGTCTTAATCTACTATTAGGATTCTTTGCAGCTTTAGGAAATTGTTTCATTTGCCCAGCTGATCGTGCACAATATGACTTACGTCTCTTTGCAGCGGTGCTACCTTTTTTTACTTTACCAGTAACAGCCGTTTTTAGTTTACTCCCAGGGTTGTCCCTACGATATTTAGCAACACCCTTTGCAGTCATTCCAGCACCAGATTTGGTGGGACGCTTTTGCCCACCACCTATGGTGTGTCCCTTCATAGTGCCTTTTTTCTTTTTCTCAGCCATATTAAAAGCCTATGCGTGAAAGTAACTCATCATGTCTACTGTAGTATTAGTCCACACGATATATAAACCATTTTCAAATAAAACTCCATTTTGTGGAATTGTATTATCTACTGTAGTATTATCTGTACCAAGTGTTCTAGCTTTAAATAAAGCAGATCCACTATTATTAGGGTCACCATTAAAAAACTCAACAACTCCTGCTGTACCACCAGAAACTATAGAATAGCCTTTTAATCTGGTTCTCTCTACATTAACAACTTCTGCGGCAGAAGTTGTGGTTCCTGCTACAACGGTTCCCGCTGGATCACCAACAGCAGTAATACTCGCAACTGTTCTAAAGAAATTTGCACTTGTAGCAGTTGCTGAATCAACACCTGTAAGAGACTCTGTTATAGCATCTCCATTAATACCAGTTCCTACAATAGTAAAAGATATACCTGAATCATCTCCTCCTGAAGTAATTTCTATTTTTCTTGCTGCTCCTGCTAAAGCTATAGCATTACCAGAGTGTAAAGCACCACCTATTACTAAAGCGGCATTATTGGCTACTTGTGCTGATACAGAAATACCATCTGGATCTGCAGCTATCTCGTCAGTTATAAAGGCAACTTTTACGTCTGATTTACCACCCGACATACTCATATTAATCTCCTTCTAAAAGATGGGGGTATAAAACCCCCATAAATTAAGCTTCGTAGCCCATCAATTCAATGAATAACTTACCAGCACTGTAATCTGCATCTGTTGCATCACCAGTTGTTAAGTATAAGAATTGATCTGCGGCTGGAACAGCAGTGAAGTAAACTTTGCTTCCCAATGTTGCATCACCTGCGTTAACCAATAATGTTTCAGTTAAATCACCAATAGCACCATCTTCAACACCAGTACCTTCTGTTGCAGAGTGTACGTTAATGTCAGGATCACCACCAGCTGGTGCTTCAAAACATTCCATGCTACCAGTTAAGATAGTTCCGTTTTGTGCAGCAGTTATCTGACCAATATGACAAACCAATGATGTTCCGTTAACACCAATGATGTCACCAGATCCTGTTGATCTTAAACCTGTTAGGTCAATTAAAATTTTTGTTGTGATAATTCCACCAACTCTTTGAACGGCAGTTCTGTATATAGTTCCAGAACCAGTTGTAATACCTGTTCCTGCTTCTACAGAAAGTGTATTAGCATCAAAGGATGCCACGCCAGTTGAGTTAATGCTTGAGAGGGTTGTTATAGCACCTGTAGTGCTGTTTTTAGAAATGGATGTAAATCCACCTTCTGATCGGACTGGACCCGAAAAAGTTGTGTTAGCCATATCAATCTCCTTGTCTTGGCAAATGTCAGTCGCACCATGCAACTGTCAAGGTTTAGTTTATTATACACAAAAAAAGAAGGGCGGCAAGTGCCGCCCTTAAAACTGGTGCATTAAAATGCTTGGAGGCTATGCCGCACCAGGTGTTCCGAATAAACATCTCCAGTCGGAAAAACCGAAGCTGTATCTTTCTCTTGCCTTAAAACGCATATTTCCAGTGTCAAAATCACCTTCCATAGCTGTCTTAATAGCTGCTCTGTTGAAGTATTTTAAACCGTTTGGAGCATCTGTCTTGATAAAGAATGCATCTGTATCAGTTAAGAAATGGTTTACAACGGCACCTTCTGGTAACATTCCCATGTTCTTAATTGCATTTGCATCATTATCAGCAGTTCCAACTCTTAGGTTACTGTTTAACACTCTTTCAGCAATAAATTGTAATTCTTTTGGAATTATCAATTTAGTACCTCTTACAGCAATCTTTAAGCCCCTCTCATCCTGTAAACCAGCAATGTCGATCAAAGCTTGTTCTAGCGAAGTCTCGTTTAAGTCTGCCGCTGTAGACAAGATATTGCTCTGATTACCACTGATTGTTGGGTGAGCGTTACTCAATAAAGCAACTCCATCGCCACCTGCGGAAGCTCCAGCAGTGAAAGCGTTGTTTAACACAGATGCCGCTTTAATTTGCTTTGTCTGTGCCATGGATCTTGCTAATGCTTTTGTGTAACGACCTGCAAGTCTGTCATAAAGATTATCTTCGATAGCTTCTTCAGTAATTGAGAAAGCTAAAGCAATAGTCTCATGTGTGTACCTTGCAGTGAAGGTTTCTTGTGCGTCATCAAAGCTAATCGCTCCACCCTCTGACTTAGACGGTGCAGTTGAAAAGCCTGCTAACATCACTTCTTCTTCAAACGCTCTATCTGATGATTCCTCATCAAATATCTCTGCGTGTTCGTTTTCATAACGATCGTACTCTAGACCAAACAGGGCGTTAAGTCCAGGTTCTAGCTCTTTCGCTAATTGTGCTCTTGATATAGCCATTGTTTAAACCCTCCCTATATACCTGTTGTAGCGAAGGTACCAACCGCCGCACTTGTGTTAAGATTATAGTGACCGTTTAGTCTTACTATGTATTGATGACCAACCGCAGAATAATCTGCGTTTGCTGCATCTTCGTAAAGACCAACAATCCTTACATCAAGTGTATTAGTTGTAGCGGCTGTACTGATATCTAGCATATCGCTAGACCTACCAGTAGCTGTGCTACCGTTGTTTACACTTGCCATGTCACAGTTGACAAAAACATCCGCAAGAGCTGTTGCTCTATTAGTGTTTGTACCATCTGCAACTACAGCATAAAGTTGAAAAGGATCGTCATAGACGAATGCTTTCACAGGAAAGTCTGTGTCCACACTTACTGCGTTTGATCCCGGCCAATAGTTTTTAAAAGTAGTTTTACCAGTAACAGAGTCAACAAACTCTACGCCTGCTAATACACCTAAAGGAGATATCGCTTGATCAGAAATAATAATAGTTCCTGATGAAGCAGGACATACGATCCCGCCATTGTATATAGCTGTTGTATAGTTGTTTGCAATCTCATACTGCGTTGTGGCGTTATTATTTGGGTTGCCACCTACCTTTCCTATCGGACGAAGACCATAACCAGCTGTTAGATTATTTGCCATTTATTTTACTCCAATAATGGGGCCATCCTATTGTTTTTTAGGACCGCCAAAGGTTACACGAGATTGACGATCTGGTCGATTGATCGTCATAGTTGAATGTGCGTTTTCCCTCATCATATCTGAATCTACTGCTTGCATCTGATCAGCTTTTCTTTGATTAAAATAAGCTGTTCTTTCTGCAATAGTCTCAACAGGCATGCGAGCTAAAACTAACCCACCTACTCCGAAAACACCTTCATATTTACCCGAATCTACTATAGGGGCTTCAAAATCTGGGTATTCGTCTGCTCTCACGAGCTCCCAACCTTCTCTAAGTTTTGCGGAAACATTCTTGGTGTCATTAAAACCACGAGTTTCTGCTCTTACCCATCGATGTTTAAAGCCATCTGGTGCGGGTGGTGCATCCAGCATGGATGGTGGAGCCCACGGCTTACGCGCTGCCGCCTTCTCCCTTGTCTGTGTTGCGCGAGGAGTTCGTTTAATAGAACCTTCAAACATATCGTCTTGTTGTGCCATTTTTTACTCCTTAACGTATTTTGCGTATTGTTCTAGACTTACTCCAAGTTTTTTCGCCATAGCGACTTGTCTTTGAGTTAATCTAACCTTGTTCCCACTACTGCGCCCAGTTCCCGAGGATCTATTAACAGAAGCAACCGTCTGGGCGGGTCGCTTGCTCTGAGATCCATCTTTAAACTTATGAGGAAACTCTTCCTTCATACGTCTATCTAATGTATCATAGTACTCATCGCTCTTCGGGTCAATACCTTCCGACTCAACAAGTTCTTTATGAATACCAAATGCCGCATATGTCATGGCGCTATCTTCGCCAAACCAATCATTCTTTTGTGCCCAATTCTCTGCTTTAGGGTCCGGTCTTGGAGCAGGTTGAGCTACTGTTTGCTGAGGCACAGGACGTTCTGCAGCCACCTTTTGTCTTCTCTCGTTAGCTAACTTAGCCTGAGCCGCTCTATCGGCTTCTACGGCTAATTGTGTCATTCTTCTTTGTGCAGATACCGCAGCCTCAGTGTCACCAATCTCCATGGCGTTTCTTAAAGCTGTTTCTGTTTGGCTTATTTCTGATTCTACGCGACCACTATATTGATCAACGTAGTTGTTATCCATTTGATTTAATCTTTGAGCTAGTTCTTGGTTTTCTTTAGCCTTTAACTGCGCAAACCTAGTAGCTTCTTCAGCATTCTTTTCAGCTTCCCGCATCTTTTTTGTAAGTCGATTAATTCTCTTTTGAGTTTGATTCTCACTTTTTTTGAACTCATCTTCAGAATCTTGGGTCTCAAACCCCGAATCAACTTCTGCAGACGGCTGGTCTTCAGTAGAACTTTCAACCGTGACTTCAACATCAGGACCTTCTTCCTCTCCTAAATCTAAGTCTAACTCTGCTTGTGCTTCTTTTCCGCTCATATCTACCTCTTAATAATGTAAAATGTCTTCAGGGTCCATAATTTTTGCTAAAATCTCGTCATCATTCAAAATTCTGACTTCTCCGCCATCTATTTTAAACCGAGATCCTGCATATCGGGCAAACATTACCCAATCTTTTTCCGCGCACCAAGGACCTGCTGGAAATTTTTCTGTGTCCTTATACGCTAATGATCCTACTTTTAATACATAACCAACTTGGGTAGAAACTTGTCCTTCTTCTACTAGTTTATCTGGTAATAAAATACCACCTTCGGTTTTACCTTTACCTCTGTAAGGTAAAATAAGTATTCTCCAACCCGTAGGTTGAGGCATTCTTTCTATTAAACTTTGTTCTATTAAATTAGGGTCTAAAACTCTGTCTTTTGGGTCTACATAAGCCCCATTTAATTCTGTTGCCGATGTTTCCATTTAAACTTCCTCTTGTTCTTGCTTCTCTAAAAGATTTTTTATTTCACTATCTAAAAAATCTAAAGACTTTAACTCTCCCATGAGACCCTTGTAATGCATCATATCTTTTACATTATCAAATTCTAACGTCTCACGAATAAGTTCTCTTCTTTCTTTTATAAGCCTAAATACAGCTTGTGCAAGATAAATCTCATTCATTTATATAAAAACCTAATATCTTCTTATTCTATCGTATATCTTTCTATATCATCTAACGTAGTCTGACACAAGGGACATCTATATTCAACAAATTTTATAATTCCTGCAAAAGGCACCGGTTCTTCAACAATATTTTCTTGAAGAGCCATCTTGTGAATATAACAAAGTTCAACGTCCTTGGACACGTCTCAACCCCGTAACATGTTTTCTATAAAAATAATTACCTATTTTACAAAAAAACTTTGACAATTCTAAGTTTAAACGAATCATATCTTCATTTTCTTCATTGGTTTTTTAGCGGTCTTCTTAGCTTGCGCAAAGTTTTTAGCTGTTGGAGCTCCTTTTGCACCTTTCTTTTTCATCTTCTCGCCACTACCTGCAGCTATTCTTTTTTTCTTGGCGTTAATGTTTGCATATAAACTCATTTTTTGTTGCCTTTCTTGAGCACAGTTTTTAATGTTTTTGCTTGTTTAGCATGGGATTTACTTGCTTTTTCTAAACCTTTAATAACTTTTTTTATCTTCTTTTTCATTTTGTTAACCCTTTTTGCTTTTCATATGTCCTCAAGCCGCCCAATCCGAGCATTCCCATCAAAACTGTCATAAGTGAACCCATATCAAAAGTTGGCAATTCGGGTATTTGCACAGACAAATATGCACACACAAACATAGTAACAGGTGCTAAGACAAAATGCCAACATAGGGCAATGCCGCAGGTCCAACCGATAAAGGGTCGCCAGCCCGCCACAAAGATTGACTTAT